GTCTGGCCGCGAAAGACTTTGTCGAACGTATGGCTCCCAACGGATCTAAAATAACCCTTCGATCCAAGAAGGACGGCAAGGGAAAATTCGGTCGCATACTCGGTGAGATCATCATAGACACACCCGATGGTCAACAAAATCTGAATACCTTACTCACTTTCGAAGGACATGCGGTCAGGTATGAATATTAAAACAATCGGCGTGGTAGTCTTATTGGGGATATTGGTTTCATGTGATCCAATTTCTTCCTCACTAAATAAGACACATGACACCACAGGAGAATATGTCGACATTAGAGTACAGACATTCTCATCAGAACGTCAACTAAACAAGTTTTTAAAACGAAAAGACGGTGAGGAAGTAGAAGGTCTCGCTCAGTGGGCGCATCCTAAAGATGACCTAAACAAGGTCAAAAGGTGCGATATATACGTTGTAGAACCAAAAGGTTCTAAAGATTATAGTCAAATGGAAACATGGGGACACGAATTGATGCATTGCGTCTATGGATCGTATCACCCAGAAGGTCAAAGATGAGTAGAAGAGTAAACATTTTAGGTAACGGGCCAGGGGCGGCGTTATTCTCAAATAAAACGCCAGGCGAGATATTGGTGTGTAATATGCCACCAGTCGATCTAAAACCTGAACAGGTCTTCGCATCATGTATGGTCGACTTCAAGATGATGAACGCCCTACAAGACGGTAAGTGTAATCTAGACAAATATGACTGGATTCTTGGCACCCGTCCACGTCTTTGGGTAGAGAAAAATACGACATTCTATCTAAAATATTCCCAGAACATCAAGGGGTTTCACACATACGTTCCCACGTATGCGCAACTCCCTGGCCACTCCGTAGAAGAGGCAGCAACAAACTACTCATGTGGTCACATGGCAACAGATTACGCATGTCGTAAGATGAAGGCCACAGAAATCCATATGTATGGTTTTGATGCGATGTTTGATCTGGACTTGTCGAGTTACAGTGACAACTTCTTGACCAGTGACAGGGGTCTATCCAATCGACACCGAATGGCAGGGAACTGGCGACCAATCTGGTCTAAATTTTTCAGAGAGTTTGAGAAGGTCGAGTTCTATTTGTATCACACGCACACAGATATCAAACTCGCGGCGGGACCGAATGTTACGTGTAAAGTGTTAAAGGCAGATAGTGAAGAAAGTTAAATACATCTTAGATTTTATCAAGTATACAGGGGTAGACATCAAACACTGTTGGGAAGATTATCCCAACGTTCTGATCTGGTGTGGTGTCGCTGGACTCATACTATACTTCATATAAAAGAAAGGGGGACACATGGTCCCCCTTTTGGTTCTTACTTGTCGGGTAAGTTTTAGAAGATTTTGACCATACTTTTCATGATCATCTCTTCCTCTGGGCGGCCGCCCTGAGATTGAACATCACCATCCCAAATAGATCTTACCGCAAATGCTTCCTCTACACCTACTGAAGAATCTTGTTCTTCACCGTTTATCCAACGGTTAGGGGTAGGAGCACCATACCAAATATCAATGATGTCGAAGTCCTCTGTACAATGAGGTGCGAACATCTCACGTACTTGATCTTCTTCAAATCCTGTTTCAGGATGCGCCATAGGCACACCTAAGAATACTACTGCGTCGAACTTCTCTGAAGTCGAACCGTTCATTTCCCATGAACTCATGCCATGTTGATACTGAGACGAACAAGGCATCGTATTTTTATGCACTCCCATCGCTGGGTATACTGCATTGTGAATTGCACCTTGATGTGCAGGTGATGGTGGTGCCATGACAGTCATGCTTGCGTCATACTTTCCCCACTTCCACCATGCTGGAATGAATTGTGCGACAATGTTTAAGTCTGGGAATGTCTGCATACCAGTTCTTTCAGGCGGCATCACATCAATCATACGACCAGCGTATTGATCTAGCATCCAGTGTGACTGAGACGCTTGGTGATGACCTACAAAAAGAATGTTTGAGTAACCGCGATTTGCGATCATGTTGCAGAACATTGGTGCACGGTTTAGGCCTTCTTCTACTACGTTGACATCTTTATCTGCCCAACGTACATAAGTGCCTTCTGACTGTGTCCATGACTTAATTGTGCCATTGACTAGACGAGAGATGCTTTCTTTCTCTACGCCGCGAACAGTCTGTTCTAACCCAGGCTTACGAACAATGGTTTCTAGTTTTGTGTTAAAAAACATTGGTTAGTTTCCCTTGTAAATGTTTTGAATGTGTGTTTCAAATTTTTCGATCTTATCAACACGATCCGGCCATAGGATGTATTCCTTCTCAGGACTCATCTTCAAGTTTGCTAGCAAGGGCAGTATCGCGTCATATAAAAGATCTAAGCGCGCTTGGTATTCATCGACTGAAGACTCGACAGACTCTAATCTCTGCGCAGATTCGAGTTCTGATTCGTCGACTAGGGTGAAACCAAAGTCAAAAAGTTCATTATCCATACGGTATATTTATACAAAAAAAGTGTTGACAGTACGTGTTTTTGGTGGTAAAATATCTCTATCCAATGGGGAGAGTAAATACAACAATTATGAACATATTTATACTGAACGAATGTCCCGTCATCTCTGCACAAGAGCAATGTGACAAACATGTAGTTAAGATGATCGTCGAGTCTGCACAGATGTTATCAACAGCCCATCGTATGCTCGACGGTCAATCCTATCGCAAACCTTCCAAGTCTGGTAAGACCATGATCAAGTATTATGATCATCCTACCCTAGACGATCAACTCTACAAAGCAGTCCACCACGGACACCCCTGTACCATCTGGACAATGGAATCTATCTGCAACTACATTTGGCACTACAAACACTTCATTGCTCTCTGTGACGAATATATGTATCGTTATGGTAAACGTCACTTGACAGATACCCTTCTGCGTAGTATACTTATGACTCCGCCGGCGCGTATACCACACGTCGAGCGGACACCGTTCAAACTTGCCATGGGTTCTAACCCTGAGTGTATGATGTCCGACCCTGTAGAGTCGTATCGTGCATTCTATCAGACCAAGCAAGATCGGTTTAGTATGACATGGACTAGTCGTCCCGTCCCAACATGGTTTGAGGTAAAGAATGAAAGAGCAAGTGCTTAATATAATCAAAGAAGAAATCACTGAGAAGGTAATTCAGATATCAAGACTTCCCGTTGATAACACCATACCTAACACCAAGTTGCATTTCCTAACAGCAGAGTTGGGTGCAATGCAACAGATACTGCATCGAATGGAAAACGATCCTCTGGTGGGAGATGTTAGTCGACTTGAGGTCATTGATAATGACGGTAGAAGTTATACCAACTATTTAAATGAAGGACAGTCCATCTTCTTGTCTTTACAGGATGATAATCGCACCCTTAAAATTTTTGTGGAGAGTAACAAGTGATTCACGGTTCAATGAGACACACTACCACTGGTAGAAAGAAGACGTATAATGCTTGGTCTACGAAGAAGAAACCCGCCCCTAAGTTCGTTCCTATGCAAGTGAAGAATGAACCCTACCGAAGGGAAACCCCCGTGTATAAGTCTGTAGATGTCAATGTAGACTGTACCCAAAAGAAAGAACCTCAGAAGTACACTGGCACTCTGGTTAAGGGTATCGGTACAATGCATAAGTCGAATGCCATTCCGGTCATTGATGAACAGCAAATGAAAGACCTTGCGTCTATGAGGAGATAATCAAAATTGATTACTTTAGAATTTTACGGTCGAATTAAGAATCGGAAAAGATACGAAGAGTTTGCAATTAATGTCATCAATGACTTATTGCCTCGATCTTTCAAAAGAGACATTAGTGTGTTTGTTCACTTCACCAAGAACATAGATGAGATGGGTCTCTGTCACGTCGAGGAGAAGGATGTGATTGGAGTACAGATCAATACCAACCAAAGTGCGGCCGAGATCGCTCAGACTCTCGCCCACGAACTGGTCCACGTCAAACAGTTCATTCGCAAGGAATTGAACGCCGATATGGATCGATGGAAAAGAGACCGCATCCCTGAAGATGTGATGATTCCCTACCGTAATCAACCTTGGGAGATTGAGGCCTTCGAAAAGGAAGTTTGGTTAACAAAGGCGTATTGGTAAAATTACCATAAAAAAGTTTTCAAAAAGTGTTGACACATGTTTCCAAATCGTGTTATACTTACCCTGTAAGTTGAGATGAGAGAGAGAAACCAAATGATCAAACTGAAACCCGCAACTACCCAGAGATATGTTGAAGTGATCTTCGGCCAAGCAATCCTTTGGATGTTTGTCTATACTGCGATGCAACTCGCCGCCGGTCACCCAGTTGAACCCTACGTCTACTAAGGATTTATTATGTTGAAATTTGAAAACACTGCGAACGTCGGAGACATGATCCGTGCATATGACTTCCAACCTATGCCCGATCGTCCTGATTCTTACCTCATAGGTGAGGTTCTTGAGAAAGGTGAGATTTGGGCGAAACCCCACCACACCTTTCCCCGTAAAGTCCATATGTGTAACGGATACACTGTTTTTGTTAAGGATTCTGAGACAGGTTCTGTGAATCACGATATGGAACGTGTGGGTCGTATCATGTACGTCCCTTTTGAAATGTCATTGACTGATTTTGATAACCGTGTGGAGGTGATCTAATGACTGCTACTTTTGATCGAATCTGGGAAGAGTTGGTTCCTCGTGAAGGTAACGCCGCTACTGTCGCTGGTGAAATGATCCGTGCTGCAGGTCGCCTTCGTTACGACTTCTACAACAACGGTATGGGTAACAATACGTCTGGTGCCCTAAAGTTCCTACGCGAGAAGAGTGCGATCGACAGAGAATTGTTCGAGTACGTCTTGCCCTACACTACGGGTCGTCTGTATCAAGGCAAATATGAGAATGATCTGTTCCATATCGCGATCGACCGTATCGTTGAGATGACCACCAAGATGGTCACTTTCAATCCTCAGTTGATGACGATGGAGAACACCGAAGACATGTTCGACTATTCGGATGAAGATCTCGATGAGACATGTCCAGAGTGTTCGGGATACGGATACGATGACTACGGGGATGAGGACTGTTACATGTGTGACGGCACCGGATTCGCCAGTTAATAGTTTAGAGGGGAGTCGGTCTTTCGAAGAATGCGACTGACAGCAGTGTGGACCACTCCCTATTTTTTTCGTTCTATATACGAAAAAGTTATAAGGTTATTCCAAAATATTCTAAAAATAATCCATTTATTTTCGCTCTTGTTGTTGACTCCTGTTTCAAAAACATGTATAATGTCTACATTAAATTGATAAAGAGAGAGTAGATTATGACTAATGAGAACTGGACAGACAACACAGAAACCAACGAAGACGCTACCTTCCTAACACAGGAAGAGTACGATGTCGCCATGAAAGTTATCCCAGTAGACATCAAAGACGTTAAGAATTTCCGTGCCGGTTTCGAACTGGTCGAGTATGAGGCAGATACCGATCCTTTAGACGGTTTTTGTTTGATGGGTTTCGATGAGATCGGAATGTTTTGTAAGAATCCTCGTTATGCATTTATTGGAGGTGCCGCATGATAGATTATATTTCTTGTACCGAAGACGGTTCAACGATTCGTCTCTATGACTCCGACGAATTTCGTCCAGTGTGTGAGTCCAATGATATCGCTGAACTTGCGAACACATACCTCAAGTATGGTATTGCGCCTACAGTGATGGGTTCGTCTGACTGGTTTGAGGCACCGTTCTCAACCGCTCGCGATCACATCATGAAAAAAGTCTATGAAATAATCTAGGAGAAATTGCATGATGGATGTTTGGTGTGTCGAGTGGTATGATGAAAACGATGAACGTCACATAGAATGGAATGTTCGAGATCCCGAACTTCTTCGACAGAACTTGCTTGACCTTGGTATGGATCCTACCCGAATCGATATCTACATGAAGGATGTGTCCTAATGCCTAAGATCGTCAAACTGAATTACGACCGGAAGGTCCGTTACATATTCGACAAGGACACCGAAGAGTGTTCTCGCCTCTCTAACGAGGTCATGGACCACTATGGTCAATATTTAGAAACCCCACACGGTTGGTGGATGGAAGATATTAAAACTTTTCATAAGACCGTCCGAGAGTGTGGATTATCAGTCAGGGAGTTCCTCACAAAGACATGGAAACCACCAAAGAAAAAGGCTCCCGTGAAGAAACGGGTGAGGAAAAAGAAATGAGGGCAGCATATCGAAGGGCGATAGACGCGGGCCTCACTACCTCTCAGGCCCACAAGTATTCCGACTACTACCGTCGCAAGACGGTCCTACCAAAACGCGACAGCGAGAAGACCAAGACCTACAACGCAGAGTGGAAACTCGAAAACGAACACCCCGACTTGATCGGTCCACTCAAGGACTTCAAGGACGTGGAGAAGTTTGTAAAACAAGTGACTTCGTCCAAGACGTGGGAGAAGGTGTCTCGTTACCACGGCAAGGTGCGCGTCGTCCAATCGCGCAATATGGGAGGTCGTGCCGCCTACATGGGTAAGTCGCATGGGTCGTGGATTGAGATCTCGCCTGCGTTCGACTTCAACAAGTACATTGTCCTACACGAACTTGCACACAGTGCGGGACACAACCACCACCACGTGACCTTCCGTGAGTGTCTTTTGAAGTTGGTGTCTAGGTTCCTTGGTCGTGAGACCGCCGCGATCCTGAAGGCGAACTTCAAGGAACAGGGTCTGAGAGTGACCCCGTCGAAAGCGAAGGATCCGGAGTCGTGGTTGAGGGCTGTAAAAAATGTGCCGTGTGACTTATTACCGAAAAATAGTCACAGCTAACTGTTGACTTTCTTTCTAAAACAGGTATAATGGCTACATAAATTGAGGAGTGAGTATGTTATCTAATTTTGAAAAGTTTAAAACTGTACTGTTCGGTCTAACCTTTGGTGTTGGTATCGCTGTGTGGATAAATGCGATCCACAACGTTATCGATATGCCAGACGTGTTAGTCAGTAATAGTACGGGCGAATGTGTTGATGTTTTCAACTACAGAGAGAAAGACCAATACACTTGTCAGAACTTACCTGATCGTTATAACCATATTTGGGTAATGTGATATGTCTTTATTCCAAAATAATCTAATAAAAAGTGAAAAAAAGTGCCATAGGCCCTTGACAATATCTGCTAATTTGGTATAATGGCTACATAAATTGATGAGAGAGAGATTAGTTATGTTGAATTTGATTGAGAAGTATGAAGCACGTGGTCTTGAGTTAGACATTGATGAAGCAAAGATCACTGCGGTTTGTAAGCGTCCTACTAAACGTGCCCGTCTGGGTTACAAGACTGAGTTCGCTTACCGTTACGGCACTGTCGCTCGTATGATTGAACACGTTGAGCAGTTCCTTGTTGATCTTGAACGCGCTGACCAATACAAACAAGAACGTAAGATCGCTCGTGCCGCTGCCAAGGTTGCCGCTCTTGAGACTGTCAAAGAGGGTGACGTCTTCGTCGCGTCTTGGGGTTGGGAGCAAACCAACATCGATGCTTACCAAGTTGTCGCTCGAAAAGGTGCGACTGTCACTCTGCGTGAAATTGGTCTTGAGAGTATTGAAGGTTCTGAAGGTTTTATGAGTGATCGTGTTCGAGTTGTCAAAGACGCCTTCATCGGTAATGAGTTCACGAAGCGAATCACTGGTAAACACATCAATATCGACGATGTGCGAATGGCAAGTCCTGTTGAAGAAGGTCAAGAATTCTACCGCAGTTGGTACGCGTAATGGACTTTCGTCACTGGTGTACTCAAAAATGGTTCGATCACTGCGATGAGGTCGAATCTTTCGAAGGGTCTCGACCCAATTATGATTCAAAACGTTATTTTAACATGTACAAGTGGTGGTTAAAGAGAGAATACCGTCACGAAATGAAAGGAGAGAAGTAATGGAATTTGTAGCTAAACCCCAACTAACTAATCGTCGACACACTGAGACCTTCAACACTCTGAAGGAAGCAGTCGACTATCTTAATGAGTTCAACAACCTTGGTGATGAGGAAGGTGGTTTACCCCGTCTCAAGGCAGAGGACTTCGCCCTTGTCGGTAAGTTATCAACCCCTACTGGGTTCTACTACCGTGAGAACCGATTGATGGAGATGGGAACTAAGTGATGGAATGGTATGAAATGGGAGATGCTGGTGAGCATCTCCGAGACGTGATTGATGCTTTTATCGATGGGTTTACCAACGAGAGAGAATTCTCTGCGGAACTGGATGCGATGGGACTGTCCTATGAAGAGCAGAACGAGATTATTCGAAGTGAAATTCGTGTCTTGGAAACGCAAATCGCAGAGTCTGCACAAGGTACGATCCACTAATGAACGTCGCAGAAAATGTCATCATTGAAAACTCGCCCAGTTTTGCACTGTCGGACTACACGTTCCGCGTTGCAGAGGCGTTAGGAATTAATCGCCTTGGTGGATACATCAAGGTCGATTTCAAAGAAGAAGACATCACCCATTTCTCAGCTGAGGTGGATGGAACCGAAGACCGAGTCGACCTCACTGTCCGATTGGATAACGAGATTACCGAAGATCAGGTCAAAGTGCATATTGCACATGAGATGATTCATGCTGTACAGATTCTCACAGGCAGACTTATACATATAGGTCTCACATGGTGTGAGGAGTCGCATGGTATCGTCTACAAACATATTTTTGACGACAAGGAATATATCAACGTCAAGTACGCTGATCAACCTTGGGAAATAGAGGCATACTCTTATGAAGAAGAAGTCTATAACGCGGTCGAATCCGGTAGCGAAACACTCGCCGAAATTCAATCGGCCATCCACCCACGTCGACCGTAAGAAAGAGGTGAAGAAGCGAGGTTACACCCAAGACCTTCTCTACCCTAACAACGAGCACTCGTAATGACCGAAGATCAATACATTCAGGAAGCACTCGACCACGCAATTTCCCAGACTTTTATGGGGACTGTTGATTGGGCGAAGGTAATCGACTTTCTGCGTGAGAAGTATCCACACATGGATACAGAGTACCTTTTCATGATTGCGAACCGTGCTCGGTTTCAGTACAATAAAATTTCTTGACACACACCACTTAATGAGGTATAATATGCAGGTTTCTAAAGAAGAACGATACGCGATGATTCGTCGAGCAGCTCTCAAGATTCAGAAGCGTAGTAAGGTTTCCCGTGCGAACACCCAGTTGGCACGAGAAGTAATTGCTCTTGATGAGCAGGATTGTAAGTCCAAGATTTCTTGGGCTGACACTGATCGGTATGTAGCTACACACTACTCCGATGTTTATGAAGCAAATGTCCAACCAGAGGAATGGAGCTAATGGCAGTAACACAACCCGAAAATCTGATCGATCTTGGTCAGTTTCCACAGAACGATGTGGAGTTAATAACGCGTGAGTATATGCGATGTGCATATATCGACCTCTTAACAGAGTTCGGTAAGACTTTCGCAGAACGTGATGAGTCAGACACTGAACGTGCAAACGTTTTGAAAACTCTTGAAGCGTTCGAACACACAATTGCAGTTCTCGATCAAAGTGAGGATTTCTTGGAGTTCGTTCACCAAGGAGCAGAAGGTGAAGAAGAATCCACCGAAGATGACGAATTTGACCGATTCTAAGGAGGCGATTATGTCATATGATAACATCGTAGAGCAACTGCGATCGGATGTTCTTGAGGTGACATTCACGAAGGTAAACGGTGAGACACGAGTAATGCCGTGCACTCTATTGTCTTCGTTTATGCCATCTAATACACCAACCGAAGCGACCGATATTGATCAACACTCTGTCAATAAGACAGTGATCCGTGCGTTCGCAATCGATAAACAAGCGTGGCGGTCGTTTCGTGTAGACAACGTCACTAATATTGAGGTACTGAATGGTTGAAGGTAACGAGAATCCAGAGGAAAACTTCCTAACAAAGAAGTCATTTTCTCAGATGATCGAGACCTTCGTCTACCAGAACCGTATGTCCTATATGGACAGCATTGTTCACCTATGCGAGAAAAATGGTTTGGAACTGGAGGATATCAAAAAATATCTGACACCGACCGTCGTCGAACATCTGGAGAATGAGGCACGTCAACTGAACTTTCTACCTAAACAGAATTCACTAGACGTATAAATACACATGCCCTAGAGGCAATCTCATATTTTAGTTTATATTTAAGTTTATACAAGGTACATATTATGTCTTTTGCAAATCTCAAGTCCAAATCTATGGACATCTCTAAGTTGGTCAACGCTGCGACAGAAGCGGCGGGTCAGACCACCAACACTAACAAATATCAAGACGACCGAAAGTGGAAACCGACTGTTGATGAACAGGGTAACGGTTACGCTGTAGTTCGTTTCCTTCCCCCTACTGAAGGTCAAGACCTTCCTTGGGTCCGTTACTGGGATCACGCGTTCAAAGGTCCAACCGGACAATGGTACATTGAACGATCGCTCACAAGTCTTGGTCAAAATGACCCAGTCGGTGAGTTGAACTCACGTCTATGGAACTCAGGTATCGAAGAGGACAAGGAAACTGCACGTCGTCAGAAGCGTCGTCTACACTACGTCACAAACATCCAAGTGATCAACGATCCATCGAACCCAGCGAACAACGGTAAGGTGTTCATCTACGAGTTCGGTAAGAAGATCTTTGACAAGATCATGGATATGATGCAACCAGAATTCCCAGGCGAGTCTCCAGTGAATGTATTTGACTTCTGGAGTGGTGCAGACTTCGAACTGAAGATCCGCAACGTTGCCGGATATCGTAATTACGATAAGTCCGACTTCAAATCTCCTGCCCCACTTGCTGGTGCAGATGAGACACAACTCGAAGCGATCTACAATACGTTGTACGACCTCAACGAGTTCATCGTCCCTAACTACCCTAACGCACACGATGCAAACTGGTTCAAGTCATACGATGACCTAAAGAATAAGTTAGAGACGGTATTGGGTATTGCTACAGGAGCGGGTGCGACAGTTCGCAACGAGGCTGTTGCGACTGCGGAAGAGGCACCGCCTTGGAATACGAAGGATGAACCAACTATCGTTGCAGCTGCCCCTGCGGTCGCACCTGCGGTTGCTGAAGAGACAGACGATACGTTATCCTACTTTGCACAAATGGCTGCGGAGGAATAATCAATGGACCCTATGTATTCAGTAATAACAATCGTTGCGTGTTTAGTCGCATTCGGTTTAATATGGAGGTCAATATCAACCTCTCCAGATAAGACCACAACTGGTGCTCCAGAACCAAGCCCATATGACCAAGAGTCGTTGCAGGGGTTAACAAAAAATCAGTTGATTGAGGTTGGGAAAAGTTTAGGTCTTGAACCTAGAGTGTCTTGGACTAAGGCAAAGATCATTCAAGTGATCATAATTGCAGTAAACGAAGGGACTAACTAATCGACACTGCCAGTGGATATGGGGACTTCGGTCCCCTTTTTTTATGAGGTACCTGCCGTGAACGGATCTACCGGAGTTAAGCCACCAGTGACCATTGCATTTGCACCACCTATATTGTTAGTGGTTGATTGGGGAGCGATAACATTAGTACTACCACCACCCGCACTAGACTGCGCTGACTGATATGCGGTTTGACCAGCAGATATTGCATTTCCTGTCGTCTTTCCTACTCCACGTGCACCTTTACTCGGGGAACCCCCAGACGCCGGCAGGCTCGGAGAACTTCCGGATGCCTTTATCGTGCCACCAGTATCAGCCACGAGTTTTGTCATTTCAGACGATGGCGTTGGTGCATCTCCCATGATAGCTCCTGCGAGCGCTTCTGCGATTTCCTCACCAAACATTGATCCAAATATACCACCACCAATACCACCGATTGCAGTACCTAGGCCTGGTATTGGTATTAATGCGGTACCCATGGCACTTCCCGCAATCGCTCCTAAAGTGGCCCCACCAAGACCACCAAAGACTTTAGCCATCTCTTTAGTCTTCTGTGCACGAGTTAAGTCTTCGTTTACTGCGATCATTCCAAGAGTTCCGACTCCCAGTAATTGACCTAGAATGGGAATTCTTTTACCAAGTTTTGCCATACCCCCAAGGATCTTTGCGCCTTTTGGTCCGATGAATTGTGCGAGTTTTCCTGCCTTCGCAACAGCTTTATTATCACTGCCGGCCATTTGAGATACTCTTTTCTGCGCGGCATCTACTATTTTACTCTTAGAAGTTGATGTAGAAGCGCCGACTCCCTTTAATGCTTTGTCTGCCGCGTCTGCTTTTATTCGTTTACCACCTTCCATCAAGTTGCCGGCTTTGTCAATCTTAAACCCCTTTGCCTTTAGTGCTTCTTTTTGGGCTCCGGTCAACGACTTCGTCGTGCGAGCGTTTCTCTGCATTCTTTCATTACCATCAAGAACTGGCGGTGTTCTTCCCGTAACAAAATTCTTTGCATTGGACAATCCAGTCCCAACGCTCTTAACGGCATTGCCGAGGACGGAACCCGCACCCCTTACGCCCTTATCGAGACTACCCATCATTTTTCTATAGGTGCCGGTCAAGATTGCAGTTGATGTGGCCAGGGCGGGTACCGATTCTTTGAATGATTCGAAATCACCTTCTTGAATTGCAATAATTCCGTCCAGAGTTTTGCCAAGGATTTCGTTACCCTTCGTATACATGTCTGTGAGTTTCGGAACCTCAATACCGGCTTTATCTACGAGACCCTTTACCCCTGTAATAAAATTATTGACGGCCTCTCCCGCCTTTTGTGCATTCTCACCACTAAGAAAAGCACCGACGCCTGCGATACCCAAACCAGCACCAATAGCATAACGTCCTAGACCTAAACCAATAGAACCACCACCCGCACCAGCGATTCTATTTTTGGTGTTGTCCATTAGACCACCAAGTCGGCTCTTGCTCTTAGGGTCCTTGTCCTTTCCGGTTAACTTGGATTCGTTTTCTGCATTCAATGCGTCAGCGGCTGCCTCAACACGCGCCTTTCTCGCTTCTTCTTCGCTTTTACGTTTTTGTTTTTCGGACTCTTCAAATCTCTCTTGATTGGCTTTTTCAGACGCCGCAAGTTGTTCCGCTAACGACGCGCTCTGGTCAGCCATCCTGTTAAGGATATCTTCAGTCTTTTTTTCATCATTCTGTTCTTTTAGAGCAGTAATGACATCATCTAACGTCGTTTGTTCGGCCATTTTTTATCCTTGTTGTTTCGCACGTTCCGTTTTTTCCTCAATGTCGTCTATCAACATTTGGAGGTAAATCTCCCTCTCCCAAGGTATCATATGTTCAACTTCGTCCAGTGAGTAATTGAAGTTGTTGAGCAGTTGAAAGTTGACTTGATAGTAGTTCATCAAGTTATCGTGAGAGAGGTTTACTAAAAAAAATCATCAATACCTTTCAATTCACGAACATTATCGTGACCACAAGACTTGCACTTAAACTCCAAGTCCTGTTTGATTGCGGGGGCTGAATTTACAAAGTCCGCAAGCTTTTCAAACTGTTCGGTTGTCATTGAGTCTATAAACTCTAACACCGATTCTCTCGATTCGTCTGAGAGGTCTACCTTTTCTTCTTCGGTCAGAACCGATCCCATACATGCCATTATCAATTCCAACAACCCTTCTGTTTGTGTTTCGCTGTCTAGAAGCTTTGTGTTGTTCATAAACTCTTCATACGTCGGGTATTTCATCAACAACGAAACATCGTCGGTTATCTGTAGCACTCCGTCTTTGATTTCACCGTCTATTTGTATCGAGTCCAAGTCTACCTGTACCTCATTTTCAGAGTCACATTCTTCGCACTGTATGATGAGGTCCGCTTGCTCTCCGACTGACTTGGATCTAATCTTGGTGAAAAGGTAATCCACATCAAAGGTAGTGAGTCTCCCCGATATTGGTTCTTCAACACATGAGTGTATGGTTCTAATGATCGCTCGAACTATGTCGGATCTTTCTTGTGTTTCATATGCAATCATTAATGCTTTCTGCTCCTTTACTAAGAAAGGACGAAAGGTTGTCTTTTGTCCAGACGAAGGAACTGTCACCACATAACTAGGTGACACATTCAGTTTTGGTAATGCCATAATGTATCCTAATAATTTAAATAATTCCGCCTAGATTGATACCTATCTTGGAATCAATCAGGTCTGCAAGTTTACTTCTCGCGTCTTTCTTCACCACCCATTTGGTGTATGCAAAGTTCACTTGAAGTTCTACGATCCCCCCTTGACTGGTCAGACTGATCGCGTTTTGCGTTATGGGAAACGCATCTTCTAAGGTCACGCTGTATATAGAGCTGCCCAATAGATCAAAGTTGATGTCTAGTATACCCAGATCAAACCCGAAACGAGCCTGTGGTTTTGACAGTTGATGAATTGTGATGTCTTTCGCAAAACCACCGCTACCGTCCTTTCCTTTTTTCCATTGTATGTTCCCGTTTTCTTCGTTGACCATCTGGGACATCCACTCATCAAAGTACTTCCTTGGACCATAGTCATTGGTCATGTAGAACGTCATGTTAAGGTCAGACATCGCGAAACCGTTTACAACCTTCTCAGTGTGTACCCCAATGGACCTATCTAAGGTCAATATCTGTTTACCAGGCATGTCCACATCCTTACATAGGATGTTCATAGTGTCTCCTCTCATACCCGCAAATGGGGGCAACTCTACCGCGAAGTGATGAGAGAATGCCAAACCATTCTTGAGACTCACCTTTGATTTTAGTTCTTCTATACCTGCCATACGTTAGTCGCCTATCATACTTTTCGAGTCGGAGTACACCTTTTGGTTACTCGCGTATCGGAAATCTGCTGTCGGTAGAAATGTCGCGATCTCCCACTCAGGGGCGGGAACCATCGCGAATCTACCGTCAACGTGTTTGTTCAAATAGTGTTTAAAACACGGTCTGAAGTGCTTAAGTTTTGCGGTTCTGGTCAAGAGTTGATACGACATCTTGAAGCGGGTCGACTTGTCAAACTTGGTATTATTAGTGATGTCCATCAACGCGTCCAACATCTTTGCACGTAGTATTGGAGGTAGGTAGTGTAGGTTTAATCCATAGAACCCATCTTTTGCAGGGCCTACCACAACTACTAATGGAAACGCATCGTAATACGGCAGTTTCTTTCGGTCGTTCTTAAACTTAGGATCGTAGAAGAACATATACATGTTGCCCACGACCTCTTGCCCAGTCTTCTTGAGTGGATCCTCATCCATCAACTCTTCACGTTTAACACTGCGAATGTTTTTGATTTTGTTTTGAAACCATCTGCGGGATTCCTTGGTACGGGGTGTAATACCCGCACGGAACGCCTGCAACTCTAAGTTCTGGAATATTTTAGACATAAGACCCTTGTCCTAAAACCTTTCTCTCTATTTATACACGTTTTTTGCGTTTCTTGAACGCAGGCATCTTTTTGAGTGGTTTCTTGGACTTGACGCGTTGCGCAGCCTTGGGCATGATACCCTTTGTGGTGAGTTCTTTCTCTGTCCATATCTCAAACTGATATCCACGGTCCTTTGCATACTCGACCGCAGCCTTCCACTTGGATTGGTTCTTGATGTAGGTGAGACCCTCAGTCATGAGTGTCTGTCGAGACTTGCCCTGTTTTTTCTCTGGTCTCTTGGTCTCTTTGGCAGGTTTGACCTCAACCAACACCACACGACCCGACTTGTACTTGATCACAAAGTCCACGTAGTATCGGTGGGGTTTCTTGTCGGTCTCGCAGATATAGGGTATGACCAACTCCTCAGAAACCCACTGGACCACGTCTGAGTTCTTGTCGCACCACATCATCACATACTTCTCCCACCCTGAACGGTAGACGATTTCGTTCACGTCGCCTGCATACTTTTGTGGTTTGGTGGGTTTATACTTCCCTTTATACGTTTTCATAACGTCTCAGTAGGACCATACAGTTGAGGCGGTCAGTGGAAGGGTAGTAGAACTCTCGCACCTTGCGGTATGGGAAGTCGTCTCGATCCAGTTGGTTGTCGATGACCGCCTTGGGGTATAGGTCTCCCATACATCGGACGTAGTCGTCCACCAACATCCACTCGACACCCGACTCAGCGCATAGGTCCATGTCCTGAACCATTCCCTTGGGTGTATGGTCCCCATCAATGAAAATCATATCATAACCAGATACGTCGTCAGGTATCAACTGGTGTGAGTCGCATAGGGTGAACTGGAATCGATCCTTAAACTGATCCTTGATCTTCCCAGCATTGACCTCTGTGTGTGGGTAGTGTCCAATATCTGTGGAGTGCACTCTTACACGACGATTGACGGATAGGAACGTGTACGCACTGTGACCAAAGTTGAACCCAATCTCGAAGACGGTATTTGCCTGCGTCATAGATAATATACTCGCAAACGCCAGACACGTCTTATTATCAGGCAGAACGTGACCCTCAATGGTGTCCCATCCCTCAGTCAGGAATTTAGTGTCGTCTACTAGGTTCATCGATTTCGTGTATAAATAGTGTAACGATATTTATAGACGCGAGATTATCATGTCAGACGATCCAAATGTAGTAGTAAGCAGTCGCCTCGTAAAGAAGGGTGAAAGTGAAGGTACTGGTACTCAAAATCCTTTAGGTGATGTGACAGTATCAACGGATGATGCTGTTGTAAAAGAAATGTCTGAAGCCGAGATCGCAAAGGCTAAGGAAGACGCTCTTAAAGTACCATCACCACCGGGCCCTCTAAAGTATCCCTATCATAGGGAGGGTCGATATCCGGCATGTATAAAATTTAGTATAAAAGAGGTTCATGGTGCCGCAATCGAAGGTGTTCCCGATATATTGACGGGTCTGAAAGAAAAGTTCGATCTATTCGTTTCCGCCGCGGGAGGTGATGCAGAAAAGATTGCCGCTGCAGAAAAGGCAGCAGAGGCTGGTCAAGCAAAAAGAGATGCAAATGGTGATGGTGACGCACCAGTGTCCTCATATGAAAGAACTGACGTTACTTCAGGGATCAAGATATACCTACCCCAAGGGTTTTCTACAGGGGACGCATTACAGTATTCCAATGCTGACCTTGGTATGACAGGTGCGGCAGCACTTAATGCATTTAATAACGGCGGTGGATTCGGTGAAGCGATCGGTGAGATGTTCAAAACCGGATTCGGTTCTTTAACTGACGCATCGGGTAATGGTAAAGACCTCGCACAGCTTACGATTGCACGTAACGCTAAAGGTATTTTAGGAAAACTAATGCCTGACGAATTGCAATTACCTCTCCAATTATCCTCGGCAGTAACTGTCAACCCTAATACTCGCGCTATGTTTAAGGGTGTAGGTTTACGCACATTCCAGTTTCAGTTCAAATTTCTACCCGTCTCCGAACGTGAGGCACAAGAGGTGGAGGAGATCATCAAACGTTTTCGACTACACGCATACCCAGAATCTATTCAGGCAGGGGCTATATCAGCAGGTTACAAATACCCACACATGTTTGACATAACTCTGACTGCAAACGGTCAACCGATCGGAACCAAAATCAAAACATGTGTGTTGGAGTCTATTACTACCAGCTACAATGCGAGTTCTATGGCTTGGCATAAGGGTCCAGAAAAGTCTTATGCATCTGAGTATGACTTAACACTCTCTTTCCGTGAAGAAGTCGCATTGAACGCACAAGACATAAGGGACGGATTCTAATGTATTTTAAAAACTTTCCGGTAGAGTTGTATGAGTTCGATGCTGGATCTGCGGTAACACAGGACCTAACACGATATGTAGAAGTAGTTGATCAGGTACGTCAGAACGCATCGTTCTATCAGGACTACTATATCCAACATGGTGAACGCGCAGACCACGTGGCATACAAACTATACAATAACCCTCAATTGCACTGGACTCTGTATCTACTCAATCCGCAGATACGTGAGTCTGGATGGCCATTAACGGACCTAGAGGTCCTCTCTAAAGTCAAGAAAGACTACCCACACATCGTACTCAACACGACCTCAGATATCACCGACAAATTTAAAGTCGGTCAGATCGTCACTGGTCAACGCTCAGGTGCGGGTGGTGTAGTTGTCGATAAGAACGTGGATCTGGGTCAACTCGTTATAGAAACAAACGATACCTTTAAGAACGATGGTGTTCCAGAGTCTATTATATCCGTGGTGGGTGAACAGATCGAGACGATCGAGGCACAGTCTGCTGTCCCTCAACATCTATCTACGCGTCATTATCTACAAGACGGTGAGGTTATTACCAATTGGATCGATCTTAAACCAACCCCATCTGAGACTATAGTGACACAGTATGATTTTTATGTCAAGTCCAATAACCAATTGAAACAGATCTCTGTCATTCGCGCTGATAGTATTCGTCAGGTAGTGGGTGCAGTGATTGACGCGTTGAAAGCATGAGCACTAAAAACCAAGAATTAGAAACGATCTTCAAGTTTGACGTATTGGAGATCACTGCGAGTTGGGATCCAGAGGTCAAGATAGACATGAAGACTATCGTCTCTGATCTGGACATCTTTGAACATCTGGACAAACCGTGGATGACGGGTTTGATTGCCTTCGAGGATACGTCTGACATCTTGTCTGGTATCGGGTTAGGAACAAACGACCGTGTTGAAGTGAAGATCAGTCGTACCGAAGACCCTATCGGAGTTTTCTGCCATAAGTTTTTTCGTATTGATAAGATTGTGGAGAAAATCAATCAGGGTCTCAATGAGAACACTCAGGTTGTTTTGCTTCACTTAATCGAAGAAGTCTGGTATGAGTCCAATGCGATTAATGTAAACAAGTCTTACGAGGGTAAACCAGGCCAGATCATTAAATCAATATCCGAGTCATTCCTCACTGATCGTACTGTGATTGATTATAACACAACCGTACAAGATATGAAAGTCATCGTTCCGAATATGACTCCGTTAGAGGCTATCTCTTGGATCAAGAATCGTGCAACCACAGAAAAGGGTTATCCACTCTTTGTCTATTCTGCGATGCCAGTTTCATCGGCTACCGATTTTTTCTGGTGTATGGATCTTGAATTCATGTTAAATCTGGAACCGTGGACCGAAGACGCCCCATTCAATAATTTCGCATCTTCTCAAACATCCAGAGGACGATCACAACGTCGTACTATCAAGGCATACGAACATAAGTCATCCGAAGATCTCAATCCTCTTATTAAACAAGGTCTCATCGGTGCACGTCACCAGTTCATTGATGTCACTGACATGCACGTGGAGAAGGTAGACTATAATCATGAGACAGATATCAATGAGTTGTTAACTGAACGTGGTATGAAAGGCCGCGGAGTGCTTCCCTCTCATTTCTCTGTCCATGATAAGAAACTCACTGAAATGGCAACCAAAGATAAAACCCTTGGTAATCGTGTTATCACTACAATCGGAGGTACCGAAGCATATAAAGGTACCCACACTATCGATGAACGTGATAAGAAATCATCCTATAAACACAAACCATTGTCTGCCGCATTCAAGACTCTCCTGTCTTACGATACTCTAGTTGCAGTCGTAGACGGATATGATTTCACCATACCTAATCATCTCAATACTATTGGACGCGTCATGTCTTTTCTCTTCATGTCTACTCAATCAAATCCAGAGACTCTAAGAGAACAGTTTGATAAACAGAAGACAGGTAACTACCTCATCTACGCTGCAAAACATTCATTCAAATCTGAAGGATATGATGTAACGCTTACTGCTGTTAAACTCACACATGGTGAATACAATGATTCCTAAACAATTCCTTGAATACTATGGAGATCAGACACGATGGTTCCTAGGTGAGGTTGTTAATGTAAAGGATGATCCTCTCCAGCTAGGACGTGTTCGCGTAAAGATTTTTGGAGTCTATGACGAAATAGAAGAACCAGACCTACCGTGGGCACAGATCGTAGTTCCTATCACACAAGGTGTACATGAAGGTAAAGGACAGTATCTTGGTATGTTAGTGGGAACTCACGTATTCGGTATCTTTCTGGATGGTAAGGATTCACAACTCCCTCTCGTTCTAGGGACGATTCCAAAGAAAGACGATAATAATCAACGTGCTACAGAGAACTATCCCCATAATAAGATCTATCAAACCGAACAGGGACACTTCAAAGAGTATGATGACACACCTGAGAACACACGCATTAGAGAACAACATGCTTCTGGCACATACACCGAAATGGAACACAACGGAGGTATGCGAACAGAGGTCCAGAAAGACCAGTATATACGCGTTAAGGGTGATGCAGAGATCGAAGTAGGTTCCAAAGATGGAGGGAACCGCGCAAACGTTACTATAAGAGGTGACTGCAATATTACAGTGACAGGAGACGCGAAGATCTCAGCGAAGAACGTTTCAGTAACAGGCACAGACACCGTGACGGTACGCGGCGGTAATGGAGTTCGTCTGGGATGACATCCATTACGATACCTCTGCCGTGTCCTGAAGGGGGACTACCGACTAAGGCAGATCTCACTAACATGTTCAATCAGATCACAGCGATTCCCAGCGACATCGAAGCGAAACTGGTTGAATTCAAACAGCAGGTCGCTAAGGACGCTGAGGACACACTAGACCGTATCCGTAACTTGGAAGAAGAGATTGCGGTGAAGTCCGGTGAGGAACGTGCTAGACTGGAAGCAGACCTAGAAGCACTGAAGAATGGAGAGGACCCATTAGGTATTGTATCAGAGTTTGAAGATAAGATCAAGGAAATTGAAGATACTATTGATAATGTCGCGACACTCTTTGAACCGTATTGGGAGAAGGGTAGGACAGTCCGTCAGTTAGAGAAGGAAGCAGAGGACGCATTCACAGAACTTGTGCAGGAGTTTCATATCTTTATTCCTGTCAAGATGATGGAGATGATCAGTAAGATTATTCCTGTAGAGTTTGCGGTTCCTATTATGGGATTGTCTATTGATGTATTGCGACTGATCAGTGAGCCATCTTATCAGGAAGAACTCAAGGCACAGATCTCTGGGTGGACAGAAGAGTATACCACAAAACTAGAGACATTGCAAGAAGATTTTGAATCAGGGAAACTCGAACAGGATGCGTATGACTCTGCATTAGGTATGTTAGAGGATGAGAAAGCGAAAGTGCTTGATGCCTTCTATATGCTTGTTCCCGAACAGTATAGACTACACGATGGAGAGTTCGGTGTCAAGTGTGAAGAGTGGAAGGCAAAACTCACATGGTCTTATATTAAAAACGAGATCATGGAATGGTGCACGATGTCACTGTTCAAACTGTTCGATAAACTGATCGGTAAGTTCAAAGAGATATGGGACGCATTAGGTCTGCCCAACTTACCTATTCCATTGTCTTTTGATATGGCAGAATGGGTTCGCGCAGTCATAGACATGGTCGTAGAAAAGTATACAGAAGAACAGAACCGCATACTCGGCGACCTAGAGAAACTACAGAACCTTGACGTAGAACAGGAACTCGCAGACTTAGAACAGGATGTTGAGGATAATATAACACAGTTAGAGTCAGATGTCAAGAACTTTGATGCACAAACTGAGTTAGAGAACGAATTAAACCAGATAGGTCTTGACATGATCGATGAGATCCTAGAGACCAGTATACCATTACCCGCACCTTTTGACATCACTCTCGTAGAAGTATTCGGTGGTGAGATAGAAGGAAAGGTCACGTGTCTGGAAGAACGTATTAATCAGATCGTCACTGCGGCACGTGACTGGAAAATAATCTCCATGAAGGAACTGTTCAATATCTGGTTACGTAAGATCAAGAAGTTTCTGTCTGCGATCGGTCTGGGAAAGCTGTTATCGTTCTTAGACTTTACGCTGTGTGATGTCATGGAGCTGATCGGACTACCGCTGGAGATAGAGATACCCTTACCAGACCTGTCCGTTATAGGAGTGGAGCCCCCCCTACTTATAGCAGTTGAACGGGTCCCCCACAGAGCAGGGGGTTTAGCTCTCCCCAGCCTCGATGACATTCAAGCCCCCGATACAGAAAACATGACCGAAGAAGAATTCCAAGAATTTATCGACGGTCTGGTATAAATAGAACAAAACACATTTCAGAGATTCTACTATGGCGACCACAGTATTCTCATTAGAAGACAAGGACATCACCAAACGTCCCATTACAAGTTCAAGTCCAGCGGAGAACTCCGACTTAGACCTGTCCTTTAGTATCTCTCCAAAAGGAAACCTCTATAAGAAAACTTCGGTTGCGTCTGTTAAACAGTCTATACGTAAACTGTTGTTAACTAATCGCGGTGACATTCCGTTTCAACCATTGTTAGGCGCGGACCTGAATCGTCTTCTCTTTGAACTATCTACGGATCTGGATGAAGACGACATAGAGACAATTGTTGCTGAGACGATACGCAGATACGAACCACGCGTGGGTATGACGAAAGTCAAAGCGAATTTGGATAGTGATAATAATGCGTTAAGGATATACATTGTGTTTCAGATAATTGAGAATTTAAAAGTAGAGACGATGGAAGTGTCCATCTCAAGGATACGATAATGGCAGTGAAAACTACAGACCTAGACTTCTTAGAAATCAGACAGAGTCTAAAACAACACTTTAAGAAGTATGACGAATACAAGGACTACAACTTTGAAGGTTCTGGTCTGTCGAGTATTATGGATGTGCTTGCGTATAATACTCATGTGAATGGTCTTATCGCGAACATGGCGATCAATGAGTCGTTCCTTAGTTCGTCACAATTACGTTCCAGTGCGGTCAGTCATGCAGAGACTTTGGGTTACACACCGAAGAGTAATACAGCATCGACCGCATACCTAGATCTCAGACTCACCACGGATACGAGTTCTGTTTCTCCAAAAAGCGTAGCGGGTGCCCCCAAAAAAATCAGCAAAGGACATGCAGTCTTCGCAGAAGTGGGTGATACCGCATACCGATTCGTAACAACAGATGATACATCGGTAGTCGGTAATGTATCCTCAGACGGGACAATCACCTACGACTGGACGGGCGTCGAAGTCAAGGAAGGAACTTATCGCGAAAAAACCTTTTTAGTGTCATCCGAAAAAGATGCGGTATACGTCATACCAGACACCAACGTAGATGTGTCTACAATGATCGTCACGGTCTCTGAGAACCCTACCACTATGGAGACAGTATCATATTCTAACATTCTGTCAGTCCCTTCTATTACTCCAGATTCGCGTGTCTATATGATTAAAGAAATCTCGAACGGATACTACGAGATGTTCTTCTCTGACGGTAATGTATTAGGAGAAGGGCCTGGGGTCGGTTCGGTTATTCGAGTTTCTTATTTACAGACATTGGGCGAAAAACCAAATGGTGCGATTAACTTCAATGCGGATCGTCTGGACGGATTGCGTATCGAAGTAACTAATACTACAGAAGCGGGTGGAGGCTCTGATAAGGAATCCCTTAGTTCTA